ACGGCGATGGGACAACCGCAATTGCCGACGTTCGCTCCGCCGCGCTCGATAGCAGAGGCGTTATATCAAAAAAACATGATGGATTTAGCGGTTGACCTAGAAAAGAAGCGCCTCGAAGCCGAGCGCCGCCGCGGCGAACAGCCTGAGCGAGTGCAAGAAGCGGGGCAAACATCTGAAGCGCAAAGGCGCGGGGCATTGACCGCCGAGCAAGAGCGCGACGAGCGTAAAAAGCAAGAAGGCCGCACAAACGTCAACACCACACTTGGTAAAATGTTTGCGGCTTACGAGCGCCTAAACGAAATTGGCGGCATCCCCAGCGAGACAAGAGGTACGGGCGGTAACATCGCCGCGTATGCTGCGGGCACCGCCCCCGGCCAAGCAGTCGGACAAGCGCTGGGTACCCGCGCTCAATCTGTGCGAAACGAACTTCAAAGCCTTGCGCGCACACTCATAACCGACATTAAAAATTCGACGGGGATGTCGGCGCAGGAAATGAACTCCAACGTCGAATTGCAACAGATGTTAGCGGCAGTGTCTAGCCCAACGCAGTCTATTGAGTCTGTGCGCGCCATCATTCAAAACCTTAGCGAGCGGTATGGGCTAGGCCAAACATTTGCGCCGCCCGCCCCCGCGCAAGCCCCCGCCGCCGCGCCAGCGACGCGCCCGGCTGAAGGTGTGCCGGGTCCGCGGCGCGGGGCGGCGGCCCCGGCGGGGCGCCCAACCTTAGAACAGTTCCTTGAGCGCGCCCGGCCCGCCAACCCTAACGCATCAATCGAAGACCTTACGGCGTACTACAATCGCACATACGGGGGCCGCTGATGGTTGATATTGTCGATCCGTTTCGCCAACCATCGCCGACCATTGTAGACCCTTTTTCGGGCGTCGCCGTTACCGATCCTTTCGCCGGCGCCGCAGCGCCCGACACGTCAGTCGCGCAGAACGTCGGCGTGGCTGCACGGGCGGCGTATCCGCAGGCCACGGCGGCCGGTCTTGGCGCGCTGGTAGGGTCGCGCTTTGGCGCGCCTGGCGCCCGCGTCGGCGCCGCGCTTGGCCCTCTCGCGTTAGGTTTGGGCGACATCGCCGCAACCGGATACAACGTCGCGGCGCCGTACATCGGTACGCCGCAGGTGTCCACGCCGTCTGAACTGATCCAAAGCGGGTTTGAGCGCGGGGGCTTTGGCGCCCGCCCGCAGACGCCCGAGCAAGAACTGTTGAGCGCGGGCGTTTCCGGTGGGGCAAGCGGTGCCGCGCAAGCCGCTGCGTTTAACGTGCTGGCCCGGCGGCTAGGCCCTACCGTGGCGCGGAACGTGTTCGCCCAGTTAGGGCAGCAACCCGTTGTCCAAGCCGGCGCAGGCGCAGGCGCGGCCATGGCGCCTACGGCGCTGCGCGAGTATGCCGACGTGGAAGACCCTTACGCGCTTATGGCGTCCAGCTTGGTTGGCGCCGTTTTGGGCGGTAAAGCCACGGCTGCTGCCGGCAACGTCGGCCGGGCGGCGATGGACCTACCGCGCATGGCGACGACGCCGACGACAACCGAAATACGCAACCAGGCCCAGCGGGCGTATCGGCAAGCTAAATCGGCGGGGGTAACGTATGACCCAGCAGCAGTCACCCAGTTTGGAGACGATCTAGCTGTTACGCTGCGTAATGAAGGGTTTGACGCCACTCTACACCCGAAAGCAAGCGCGGCACTGCAACGTATTCAAGAAGCTGGCCAGCCTGCTGCGCCGGGGGCGGCTGCCGCGCCAGTGTCTTTTGAAGACCTTGACATCTTGCGCCGTGTTGCGCGCGGCGCCCGCCTTAGCGACAACGCCGATGAGCGTCGCATCGGGCGAATGATCATAGACAAATTGGATAGTTTTGCGCTTCGGCCGCCGTCAAACGCGGTCTTAAGCGGCGACGAAAAGGGCGCCGGCACTGCTATCCGCGAAGCGCGCAGCCTGTGGTCGCGCATGAGCAAAAGCAGCGAAATTGAAGATTTGGTGGAGAACGCCAAACTGTCCGCGCAAGGCGTTGGCGGGCGGATGGATGAGGCCATTCGCGCGCAGTTTGCCTCTTTGGCCCGCGACATTAACAAAGGCCGCAACCCTGGCTTTACCCCAGAAGAAGTGGCCAACATCGAGCGCATCGCCAAGGGCGAAACGATGCGCTTTGGCACTCGCGCTGTTAGCGCGCTGGCGCCTAGTTCTACCCTTCGCGGCCTGACTACGGCGGCCACGCAGGCGGGCGGCATGGCGCTGGCGGCGAATGATCCTTACGCAGCAGCGTTTGCTATCCCAACCATGGCGGTGGGCATGGGCGCCCGCGGCGCCCGAAACGCAATGGCGCAGATAGACGCTGCTCGATTGGCCGCCGGTGTGCGGCGCGGTGATGTGACAGCGCCCTTTGCGGCGCGCCCGGTGCCATTGATGTCGCCTACGTTGCAGCAGATACTGTCGCAGACGGAACCCGAACCCGCCAACGCTTTTGCTCGCTAGAGGCCGCCCATGACGCAAGACTTGTACAACATCATCGTGGGCATAGCCGGCGCCGCGATTGGTTGGATGATGAAAGTGGTGTGGGAGAGCGTCAGGGCGCTGCAGACCGACATGAAGGCCATTGAGCGCGAACTGCATACAAGCTACGTCAGCAAGGACGACTACAGGGCCGACATCCAAGAAATCAAAGAGATGTGCAAAGCGATCTTTGAGCGGCTTGAGCGTAAGGCCGACAAGTAATGGAACTGCCCAAGCTGACGCCTGTTGTGCAGTTTGCGACGGCCAGCTTCGCGCTGGCTGTTGGCGGCTACTCTGCGGGTGAAAAGTTTGGCTGGTTCAAGAACGAGATTATCGCGTGGGCGCCGGAGCATTTCAGGATCGTCGACACCAAGATTGGCCAGCCCGTTACGGTAACAGTGGCGCGGGTCAAAAAGCGCGACGACTGTTCGGTCGAAGGGTTCGAGGTGACCGTGCGCGATGGCGCTGGCGTTATCCACCAGGCCACACCAAGCATGACGCGGTTCACCGGTCCCGCTGGCCCTGCGATCGACACCTTCACCTACCTGCTGGACATTGCCGACAAGGAAACCATCGCCCAAGGACGGGCGACGCTGTTGGCTACTATTAAGTACAAGTGTCCTGAAGGTGAACGGACTGTCACCTATCCTCGACACCAAAACCTGACCTTCATGTTGGAGCGATAGGATGGACCAGCTTCTGAACCTTGTCCGCACGGTCGCGCCGTCCATCGCCAGCGCCGTCGGCGGCCCTCTGGCCGGCATGGCCACACGCGCCATTTCTGAGGCTCTGCTGGGCAAGCCAGACGGCACCGAGGCCGAACTGACTGAGGCCGCGGCCAAGGCCACACCGGAACAGCTTCTGGCGCTGAAGACCGCCGAGCAGGACTTCGCGGTCAAGATGCGCGAGTTGGACATCGACCTAGAACGCATCGCCAACGCCGACCGTGACAGCGCCCGCAACCGCGAGGTAGCGGCGAAGGATTGGACCCCGCGCATTTTGGCTGGGCTAATCACAGCGGGGTACTTCGGCGCCCTGTTCTACATGCTGCAAAACGGCCTGCCGCAGCACGGCGGGTCTGAGGCCTTGTTGATCATGCTGGGTACCCTTGGCACGGCTTGGGGCGGCGTTGTAGCGTATTACTTTGGCAGCAGCGCCGGCAGTAAAGAGAAGACCGACGCGATGAATAGGATGGCTCGCAGGTGATCACTTCCAAGTTAATGCAGGGTTTGGGTTGGACCGATCCGGTCGAATGGGCCGCAGTGTTGGACGACGCCTGCAACCGCCACGGCATCATCACGTCCAAGCGCATCGCCATGTTCCTAGCCAACACGGGCCACGAGAGCAACGGCGGCCGCGCCATCCGCGAGAACTTGAACTACAAGCCCTCTGCGCTGGTGGCGCAGTGGCCCAAGTACTTCTCGCCCGAATACGCCGAAGAGGTGGGCCGCACGGACGCGCACCCGGCGGATCAGAAGGCCATTGCCGAGGCGGCTTATGGCGGGCGCATGGGCAACAAGAACCCTGGCGACGGCTGGCGCTTCATCGGCCGCGGGCTAATGCAGACGACCGGGCGGTACAACTACGAAAAGCTGGCGCAGACCATGGGTATGCTGGTAGATGATCTGCCAAGCTGGATCGAGACTAAAGAAGGCGCCGCCGAGAGCGCGGCGTTCTACTGGGCCGCCAACGGCTGCAACGAACTGGCCGACGCTGACGCGCTGGACAAGTGCCGGCAGCGGATCAACGGCGGCCTGATCGGCATAGTGGATGTGCGCGAGCGGTATATTAAGGCGCTGGGCTTGTTGACGTAAGCAGTTCCCGCCGCTCGCGCATGGCGCGGAGCGCGGTGAACCGCTGGTGCATACGGATCATCAGGGTAGTGCGACGCTCGCCCTGACGTTCTTCTTCGATTAGGTTGGCCAACTCGTCTTCGCGCAGGCTGCTCAACCGGGCGTTCAATTCCCGCCAATTCATTCTTTCGGTCCCTTCAGTTCGTCCAAGGCCATGTCTGAGATGGCGCGTTTGTCATAAAGCCCGGCCCATATACGCTCGTCAATGGTTTTGTTGCAGAGCAGGACATAGACCCAGACCGGCGCGGTCTGGCCGCCGCGGTGCAGCCGCCCGACGACCTGCTCGTACAGTTCGAGCGACCACGGGATTGACATCAGCACCATCTTGTTGCCGCCATACTGAAGGTTCAGCCCGTGCCCGGCCGACTTGGGGTGGATCAACAGCAGTTCGACCTTGCCGGCGTTCCACCGGGCGATGGCGTCGGGGTCGTCGATCGTCACGGCATGGGGGTAGCGCCGGCGCAACTCGGCCAGTTCTTCCTTGTAATTGTAAACGACGATGGTGTTGTCGCGCTGGTTGCCCTCTAAAATATCGTGCAGCAGGTCGAATTTATGGTAAGAAAACCAGACCGCTTCCTGAATGGGTGTAAATTTTCCGGCGATCTCATGTGCTAGGCTCTGGCTATTGTAAACGAACCCGCTGGACATCTGCTGTAGCTTGCTGGTGACCGCAGCGGCTGACAGCGCCGTGATCTGCTGGCCGTCCAACTGCACCAAGAAGTCCTTCTTCATCTGCTCATACGGCAGGCGGTCGGTCATGTTGCAGCGCATCTCAACCACGTTCAGCGGCGGCAGCTTGTCCTGGTACTCGCCTGGCTCCAGCACGAATGTGGCTGGGCGAATGGCGTCCATGACCGCAGCCAGCGCGTCCTTGCGCGGCGCCCACTCGCCGTATTCGCGGTTGATGCAGACAAAATACTTCTGCAAGAACGCGCCCTTAGACCGGCCCAGCAGCGCCTGATCCACCATCTTGCACTGGCCAAACACGTCCTCAAGACCGTTGCTGGTGAAGCTGCCGGTCAGGCCCCAGCGGTATTTAAACCAGCCGATGATCTTCTCCAGCGCCTTGAAGCGCTTGCCGGCGGGGTTCTTCAGCCGGGTCAACTCGTCGAACACGATGCCGTCAAACGGCCCGATCCCGCCGGGGATGCGTTCAATGTTGTCGTAGTTCGTCACCACCACCTGCGCGTCGCCCGCGAAGGCGTCCACGCGCTGCTTGGGCGTCCCGACGGCCACAGCCACCTTCATGTCCGGCGCCCACTTGGGCGCCTCGACCGGCCAGACATCCGTGCAGACGCGCTTCGGCGCCAGCACCAGCCAACGCTTGACGTGCCCGTCGGCCAGCATGGCTTGCATGGCGGTCAGCGTGATAGCCGTCTTGCCCGCCCCCACCGGGGCTAAGATCATCGCGCGGTCGTGCGCGTAAAGGAAGTCCGCCGCGGTATCTTGGTAGGGCCTTAACCGCAATTCGTTGCCCATTGGTCCACTTGCTCCTTCGTCCAGAGGCAGACATAACGCTGCCCCAATCGTTCCATTTCCTGCGCGAACACCTTCTGCAACGGCGCCAGGCGGCCGCCCTTGGTCTTCAACTCCACAAACCAAGTCTGGCCGTCTGGCAGGCAGACCACCCGATCCGACACGCCACGGTGGTTGGTCGACTTGAACTTGTAGGCCACGCCGCCCATACGGACGACGTGCCAGACCAAGTGCCGCTCTATTTCACTCTCACGCATAAAATTCTTTTACCCCCGATTTAGGACTTGTGCAACAGGTTCTGTTGCGATATACGGATGCCACACACTTCGAGGGGAAGTCAAATGGCACCACATTCCAACATCGTCGGCGGGTCGACCGCCAAGCGGGTCATCGCCTGCCCGGCCAGCGTCAAGCTGGCGCAGCAGATGCCGCCTAAGCCGTCGTCCAAATACGCCGACGAAGGCACCCTGCTGCACAACATCATGGACGCGGTGCTGATGGACAACCGCGCGCCCGACGAGTTCATCGGCACGACGTTGAACGACGTGACCGTCACTGAGGAACTGATCGAGGATAAGGTGGCGCGGGCGTTGGCCGCACTGATCGAGATCGACCCGGCCTGTGAGATGGAATACGAATGTGAAACCATCGTGGGCTTCGGCGACGCCCTGCCCGACGTGTTCGGCTCTGCCGACCTCATCGGCCGCATTGGCAACCGCGCCATCGTGCTGGATTGGAAGTTCGGCGACGGCGTTGACGTGCCGGTGGAAGAGAACCCGCAGGCGATGTTCTACGCTGCGGCGGCCATGCGGACGCCCGCCGTGCAGTGGGCGTTTGACGGCGCGACCGAGATCGAATGCGTCATCGTGCAGCCGACCGCCCGCGTACCTGTCAAGCGTTGGTTGACAACTCCCGACCGCATCCGCGCCTTCGAGCGCGACCTGTTCGCAGCCGTCAGGGCGGCGCTGGGGCCGAAGCCTGACATGGCCGCCGGCGACCACTGCCGCTGGTGCCCGGCCAAGCCGATCTGCCCGCTGTTGACCGGCAGCGTCGACCGCGCGTTGCAGGCACAGATCAAGGCGCTGGACGCGCCGCTGATCGGCGAGATGCTGACCAAGGCTGACCTGCTGGAGCAGTGGATCACGGACCTGCGGGCGCTGGCGTTTCAGATGTTGCAGGCAGGCGGCACGGTGCCCGGCTTCAAGCTGGTGCCGAAGCGTGCCACCCGGCAGTGGGTCGATCCCGAGAAGGCGCGGGCTGCGCTGGAAGACCTCGGGCTTGACCAGACAGAATTGATGGAGACAAAGTTGTTGTCGCCCGCGCAGGCCGAGAAGGTGCTGAAGAAGCACAAGCTGGCCATGCCCGACGACTTGATTGTCGCCATCTCATCAGGTGACACGCTGGCACCCGAGGATGATCCTCGCCCAGCGTCGTTACAGATCGGCCGTCAGTTGGCGGCTGCTCTTGGTAAACTCTCGTAAAGGAACGGTAAAATGAACGAAGTCGCGAAATTCGGTAACGCTAACCTCCCCTCCGTGCAATCGCTGGCGCAGTCCCTGCGGTCGATGGACACCGGCGTGGCCCTTGGCAATACGGTCATCCTGAAGATGGACAAGACCGGCCATTGGGTCTTCGGCGCTGACCAGACCGAAGTGGAAGACGACAGCACTTGGGCAGTCAATCCGTTCTCCTTCACCCATGGCTTCATCGCGTGGGGCGACGGTGACGTGCTGGGTGAGAAGATGGTGCCGGTGTCGCATCCCCTGCCGGAACTGGAGCCTGCCCCGGCTGGTTCCAAGCGCGGTTGGGAAACGCAGGTGGGCATGTCCCTCCAGTGCATGAGCGGCGAAGACAAGGGCATGGAAGCCCGCTTCTCGACCACCTCGGTGGGCGGCAAGCGCGCCGTTCAGGTGCTGGCGCTGGCCATCGCCACGCAGGTGGAGAAGGATCAGTCCAAGCCTGTGCCGGTGGTGCGCCTAAAGAAGGAACACTACACCCACAAGTCCTACGGGCGCATCTACACGCCTGTGTTCGACGTGGTGTCGTGGGTGAGCCTTGAAGGCCCTGCCGCTGCGGAGCCTGAAGCCGAGGCAGAAGCCGAGGAAGAGGCGCCTGCGCCTGCTGACACGGGCCGCCGTCGTCGTCGCGCGGCCTGAGAAGGAATGGCCCTCGGCGCAAGCCGGGGGCCTTTTCAGCATGATCCTCTGGCTTGACTTTGAAACCCGCAGCCGCTGCGACCTGACCAGCGCGGGCGTTTACAATTACGCGCAGGACGGCAGCACCGAAGTGTTGTGCATGTCCTACGCCTTCGACGATGAGGACGTGGTGACCTGGCAGCCGGGTCAACCTTTCCCTGACCGCGTGGCGCAGCACCGGGGCCAGATACGCGCCCACAACGCCGCCTTCGAGCGGCTGGTCTTCTGGTATGTGTTGGCGCCCGAGCATGGCTTCCCCGAGCCGGCGCTGGAGCAGTTCTATTGCACCGCAACGCAGGCGCGGGCCAACTGCGCGCCCGGCAGTCTGGAGGACGTGGGGCGCTTCGCCGGCGCGGGTATGAAGAAAGACCACCGCGGCGCCCAACTGATCCGCGCCCTGTCGATCCCCAAGCCCGACGGCACCTTCCGCGAGGACGCCGATCTGCTGGCCGAGATGGTGGCTTACTGCGAACAGGACGTGCGCGCCATGCGCGCCGTCAGCAAGGCCATGCGCGACCTATCTGATGAAGAACTGGCCGACTACCATGTAAACGAGCGGATCAACGACCGTGGGGTGCTGGTGGACACCGCGCTGTGCGGTGCTGCGGTGCGCTACGCCGCCGACGAATTGGTCGAAATCCAGCAGACCGTGCGTGAGGTGACCGAGGGCGTCATCACCAGCGTCAGAAGCCCCAAGATGCGGGCGTGGGTCGAACACCGGGTGGGCGCGCAGGCGCGCAAGCTAATGACCGTCTGGAAGGACGGGGTGCCCAAGGTGTCGATCGACAAGACCGTGCGCGCCAACCTGCTGGCACTGGCCGATGAGAACGCCGACGAAGTGCCGCCCGACGTGGCCGAGGTGATCCAGTGCGCCGATGACCTGTGGGCCAGCAGCGTGGCCAAGTTTAGCCGTGCGGCGGCGCTGGCCGACGCCGAGGACCAGCGGGTGCGCGGCGCGTTTGTCTTCGCCGGCGGCGCTGCCACAGGCCGGGCCAGCAGCTACGGCTTGCAGGTCCACAACTTCCCGCGCAAGTGCGCCGAGGCGCCCGACGACGTGCGGCAGGCCATGGTGCGCGCACATCAGATCGTGCCGCGCTACGGCAAGCGCGTCACGGACGTGCTGAAGGGGATGCTGCGCCCTGCCCTGCTGCCGTCGCCCGGCAAGGTGCTGGTGGCGGCGGATTGGTCGGCCATCGAGGCGCGCGTGAACCCGTGGTTGTCCGGTGCCGGCGACGACAAGCTGGAACTGTTTCGCACCGGCAAGGACGTTTACAAGGTCAACGCCATGGCGACCTTCCGCGTGGCCATGGACGAGGTCACCAAGGACCAGCGCCAGGTCGGCAAGGTGCAGGAGTTGGCCTGCGGCTTCGCGGGCGGCGTGGGCGCCTTCGCTGCCATGGGGCGCGTCTACGGCGTTCACATGCCTGAGAGCGAGGCACAGCGCATGGTTGACGCGTGGCGCCGGGCGAACCCGTGGGCCGTGCCGTTCTGGCAGGGGTTGGAGGGCGCCTATACCCGCGCCATGCGGAACAAGGGCCATGAGTTCAGCGCCGGGCGGGTGACGTATTTGTTCGACGGGGTGCATCTTTGGTATGCGCTGCCCTCTGGTCGTGTGCTATGTTACCCCTTTGCGAAGCTAGAACCGGATGGGGTCACCTATGCTAAAGCCTCATGGAAGCCCGGCGCGGACGCTACCGAGTGGCCGCGCGCCCGCCTGTGGCGCGGGCTGGCCTGCGAGAACGTCACGCAGGCAGCGGCCCACGACCTGCTGCGGCACAGCCTGCGGCGGCTAGAGGCGGACGGGCAGGACGTGGTGCTGCATGTGCATGACGAAATCGTGGTCGAAACGGCCGACCCCGACGCCACCGTCGCCGCTATGGAGCGGGCGATGTGTGTGCCACCGAATTGGGCGGGCGGCATCCCGCTCAATATCGAGGCCGAAGTGATGACGCGTTACGGGAAATGAGGAGGGAAAGATGGATTTCATAGAGTTTCTGGAAAGCCTGGCGCCGCAGCGGGAGACGCTGCTGGTGGTCAGACAAAAGCCTGTCATGCGCGAGGGCGCGCAGGTGCTACACGCGGACGGGTCGCCGAAATACACCTGGCCGGCGTTCCTGCCGTCCAAGCGGAAAGGGGAGGGGGCCTGGTATGCGAACACCGGCTCCTTCATCTTGGAGCGGTTCAAGGACGGCCAGCCGTCGGCCTCGTCGGCCAATTGCGAATACGTCCTTGTGATGATGCTGGACGATGTGGGGACCAAGGCGAAGACGCCGCCCCTGCCGCCGACCTGGATCATGGAAACCAGCGAGGGGTCGTTCCAATGGGGCTACGCCTTCAGCGACCAGCCCACTAAGGGCGAGTTCACCGCAGCCATGGACGCCATCGCGGCGGCTGGCTACACCGACCCCGGCGCGACCAACGCGGTGCGGAACTTCCGCCTGCCGGGCAGCGTGAACCTGAAGCCCGGCCGTGGTGAGTTCAAGGCCCGGCTGGTCGAGTTCTACCCCGACCGCGAGTTCACCCTGCCGCAGATATGCGAAGCGCTGGGCGTCGCGCCTGCCGCGGCTGACACGGCGGCGCAGCGCGCGTTCAAGCTGCGCGACACGGGCAAGGACAGCGTTCTGGGCTGGCTGAACGAGCAGGGCCTAGTCCTGTCTGGCGTCAACGCCGAGGGCTGGCTGGGCGTCGTCTGCCCCAACCATGGCGAGCATACCGACGGCCAGATCGGCGCCCGCTACAAGCCGCTGGATCGGTCCTTCTGCTGCTACCACGGCCACTGCGAGCATCTGGACACGCGGGCCTTCTTGGGATGGGTGGCAGACAACGGCGGTCCCCGCGTCACGCCCGGCTTGCGCGATGAGTTGCTGGCCGAACACATGGCGCGGGCCATGGACAAGCTGGCGCCCACAGCCGAATACCCTGACCGGGCGGCGGAGATCATCGCCGAGGTCGACCGGAAGGAGGCCAGCCGGGTCCAGAAATCGCAGTGGTATGAGCGTTTCGCCTATGTCGTGTCGGACGACAGCTTCTTCGACCTTCAGGAACGCCGCGAGATTACCCGGTATTCCTTCAACGCCTTGTTCCGGCATGTGCCCTGCAAGTCGATCCACAACGCCCGCAAGATCGAGGCCGCCACCTGTTTCGATGAGAACCGTCAGGCCATGGGCGCGCGGGTGCTGGAGGGCGTCACCTACGCCGCCGGCGAGAGCGTGCTGGTCACGCGCAATGGCGTCGTCTATGGCAACCGCTGGCGCGATGGCCGCCCCGACGTGTCGAAGGTGGCGCATGAGGACATCAGCATCTGGCAGCAGCACTGCCGGCGGCTGGTGCCAGACGAGGCCGAGTTGAACCACCTGTGGGACATCATGGCCTTCAAGACGCAGAACCCGCGCGTCAAGATCAACCACGCCGTATTGCACGGCGGCCATGGCGGCAGCGGTAAGGATACCATGTGGGCGCCGTTCCTGTGGGCCGTGTGCGGGCCGGGGCTGGTCAACCGGGGGCTGGTGGATGGCGATTCGCTGAACAGCCAGTGGGGCTACGCGCTGGAGAGCGAAGTGATCATCCTGAACGAGTTGAAGGAGCCGGAAGCCGCCACCAGGCGCGCGCTGGCCAACAGGCTGAAGCCCATCATTGCCGCGCCGCCTGAGATGCTGACGGTCAACCGTAAGGGCCTGCACCCCTACGATACCGTCAACCGCGCCTTCGTGCTGGCCTTCAGTAACGACCCGGTGCCGATCACGATCAGCAGCGATGACCGCCGCTGGTTCGTGCTGTGGTCGCAGGCGCCCATCATGGCCGAGGCCGAGGCCAAGCTGATCTGGCGCTGGTACAAGGAAGGCTTGGGGTTTGAGAAGGTCGCCAAGTGGCTGCACAGCCGCGACGTGTCGGCGTTCAACCCCGGCGCGGCGCCTGTGCTTAACGACGCTAAGGCCAACCTGATCGAGCATAGCATGAGCATGGCCGAAAGCTTCATTGTCGAACTGATCCGCAACCGCCAAGGCGACTTCGCCAAGGGCGTCATTGCCTCGCCCTTCCATGCCGTGTGCGACCGCCTGAGCGGCTTGGCCCCGCCAGGCGTCAAGATACCGCAGCCCGCGCTGCTTCACGCGCTGAAGGAAGCCAAGTGGGTGGATGTTGGCAGGGTGGGGACGGTCGAGTTGATGAACAAGAAGCACATCTTTGCGACGCCCGAGATGGCGAAGAAGTATTCGAAAAGCGACCTCCGGCGCATTGTAGAAGAAGAGGCCGCGCCGAAGGTGGTCAACCTCAAAGCGGTGGGTTAGGGCGGCCCATCGTTTCATTAGGCTGGATGCGGACCTCTTTATTGGGCCACGTCCAGCACTGCCCTGTGGCGTCTTGGAAGCAGACCCACAACAGGTCTGCCTCCGGCCCGTAATCTATCACCAGGTGCGCCCACGCCCGCCCCTTGGGCGTCAACAGCGGCAGGGGCGGGTTCAGTTGCTGGATCAAGCCTTTTCTCCCAGCGCCGCGCGCGTTTCCGGTTTCAACTTGTCCCAATCGCCGCGCCAGACATGCTTCGCCAAATCCTGCACAGCAGCGCGCAGCTTTTCGATTTCATCTCTGGCCTCTTGGTAATCAGATAGGTAGGCATGGTTTGAGGCGGCGAGTTTCGCGTTCTCCGCCTTCAACGTAACCGCCTCGGCGCAGAATTGCGTGGTGCTTTGACCCCGCGCGCAACCGCCAACCTTCAGTTTTTCGTTCTCTGCCTTCAGCGCATCACGCTCGGCGGCGAGGGAGCGGAGGGCGGCGGCACGGATGGGGAAGTTGTCGATGTCGCAGCCGCCCGCCATGCGGAGGGCATCTTCCGTGGTGATGGTCATGTCAGCACCGCCAGCGCCAACGCCAACGTCAGCACCACAAGCGATTTAATAATTCGCTCTACCACCCGCTCCAGCCGCAGGATAGCTGTGCGCTGAGCCGATCCATCGGCCTCCAGCCACTCCACCCGCGCCTTTAGCCGGGGCTCTGGCCTGTCGCCTTCTATGAGGGCGCGCAGCATCTCCGCGCGCTCTAGTTCCCTATCTTTCATTGCCCTTCCTCCTTTTGTGGCACGAACAGCTTGCGCGCCCGCAGAACGTGCGGGCAGGCCTCTTGCGTTTCTGTCAGGGTGGCGATGGTGCTACGCAGCCGCGCCGCGCCCCACAGGTCGCCCTCGCGCTCGGCAAGGGCTAGGTTGTCTTGCAAGCGCTCCAGAAAGGTCTTCATGCTGCCTCCGTGCCGTAGAACGGCTTCAAGCCCTTCAGGGCCTCGTATAGCTTGCGCTCTGGCGTCGGCATAACGTCAGGGTCCAGCCCGTCCAAATTGAACGGGCCAGGCTGGCCATCCAGCCCGTCCTGCCACGCCCAGGCCAGCGACCAATACGCCGCCTCCGCCACCTTCAGAAACGCCTTCAGGCGCGCGTCGGCGTCGTCGGCGCGCAGATCGGCAAGCTGCGCCCGCTGGTAGTGGTGCCATGCGATCTCGCATTGCGCCTTGTGCGCCTGCTCCAGTTCGGCCACGCGCTTGCGTAGCCCGTCATGTGTTAGGTCGTCCATTGTCCCTCCTAGTCTGCCGTCCGGCAGCGGCTGCATAATCTATTACCGGGGCCATAACTGTCAAACATTATTTGACAGCGCAGGCACTTGCGCGGCGTGTAGCCCTTATCCTCGCGCTCGCGTGTGGGGCTTTTATGGTAGGGGCTATACGCCCCGCGCTTGGCCCACCAGGTCGAGAGCGTCTTAGCCGACACGCCCACGGTCCTGCTGATGGCCTCCCATGTCGTGCCCTTGCGCCGTTCATGCGCGATGAAATCGACATGGGCGGCGGCGATGCCTTGCGGCAGGCGGTTGTCAGGCTTTGGCATGGTGCGCCTTCCAGACCTGCTCGGCCTCGTCTAGCTGGCGTCCAAGCGCGGCTAGGGTGCGCTGGATGCGCCAATGCTCTTCGCTGCCGTCCCATGTCTGCTTTAGCAGTTCCTCATGGGTCTGGATGCTCGCCATCAGCACGCGCAGGCTACGGAACGGCATGGGTTCAGTAATGATCATCTTCGTCTTCCCCAATGGTTGTCTCGATGTAATACGCCAGCAGGGCCAACAGCCCTCCGCCTAGCAGCAGCCCCGCAATGATAACGCGAAGCCAATCCAAAATTGTCATTGCATCCCCCTCGGGTGCGGTGTAACGTGTTCTTGTGCGTGGGCGGCTTTCCCTCCCCGACAAGCCCACGCACCGCCCGCCGGGTTGAGCATCTGCCTCACGGCTCCCCGGCGGGCGGCCCTTTCATGGGTGTCGGGTCGTAATCCCACCCCGGCAGGTAAACCGTCACGGCGTAGCGCTCCCCGGAGAACGTCACCGCCTTGATGCGCGCCAGCCTGACGCCGCTTCGCATCATTGGCTCGGCCCATTCTATTGCCGTGTCGGCGTGTTCCGGCAGCGGCATGGCGTCGCGCTCGGCCAGCCAGCGCGCGTATTGTATGGCCTTCTTTTCGTCGGGTATCATCGTGTTTTCCTCATTGCAATCAGCAGGCAAAGCGCCCGCAGGATTAGAGTTAGCATGGGTTCCCCCATTGTTCGGCCATCGCGTCGGCGATGCCTTGGAATGTCGCGCTGCGTATTTTCCACCGATCCGCAGAGGGCGGCAGGTTGTACCATTGCGGCAGGCTGCGCCCTGACTTGGTGACGTGCCGCGCGCCCTTGCCGACAATGTTGGTTGGCGTCAGGTGCGGCAGGCCCTTCAGCCATAGGCAAGTCGTTTTGGTCGCCTCATGGCCAAACTGCCAAGGCTGGATTACCTGATCAGGCCTCCTGATCCGGCTTGATATGACGCTGACCGGGTTCTCCAGCGCGATGCGGGCGATGGGCGCGGCCAGCAGCAGGCGCACGAAGTCCAAGGCCTCGGCTTGTTCCTGCGCCTTGTCCTTGAACCAGCGCGCCCCGCTGACGGCCAAGTGAGTGCAGGGCGGATGGGCGATCATTAAATCCCACCCATCGCCTAGAATGTCTTGCACCGGGCCTTGGTAGTGCGGGCCGGGCGTTTCGCTTGGCAGCAGGTCGCAGGATAGGGCGTCATGCCCTCGCGCGCGAAAAGCATCCCGCACGGCGCCGGAGTATTCGCAGGCAATTAAGACGCGCATAGGGCGGCCCTTTCATGCTGCGCCAGCACGGCGCGCAAGATTTCGTCAGCGTCGGCCTTGGTCGGCCATGGGGTGCCATAGAAGGCGCCGCCCGGCGCCCCCACGATGTACCAGAACAAGCCTATCTGCTTTACCATTGGTTGCGGTCTCCCCTGTCTAGGCTAGGCCACTGATGCACCGCCGGGCGGCCTGTGCGGTCTGGCATCTCAAACACGGCGCCGGGCTTTTTGTCTGTGGTCAGGTCCCAATCATTGCGCCATAGGCGCACGGCCTCAATGGGGTTGTGCGCTTCCACTACAAGGCTCATGTCGTCGCCGTTCTCGTCATCGGAATAGACTAGGTATATGCGTGTCATGGTTCATGCCTCCCGCATCGCAAGGCGAATAGTGGTCAGGTTGAACCGGCCGCCGTCTGGCGTGCGCTCTCCCGCGTAATCCCGCGCCATGGCGCGCGCCGCGCGGTCTTTGGTGTTGTGTTGCGTGATGTAATCCAGCATCGCGCGATACAGCCCCTCGTCA